TTTCAAATCCATATTCAGTGTAAGTAATGGCATAAATAGTGGCATCAGGCCTCAATATAGCAATAACATTTGCATACTTCATTGCTTGTTGTCTGACCTTTCGCCTATAGCTTCCATTTCTTCCTACAACTCTCTTACATTCAATAACGAGATAAACATTCTCAAACTGATAAAGCAAGTCTCCTTGCCCAAAATTAGTTGAGATTATGTCATATTGCTCATACGCAGGGCTACCTAAAATAGATTTCACTGACGCAATAAGCGTATCCTCCTGAGAGACAGCAGAAAGCTCAGATACCGATGACCGAGAAGAAGCATCAAATGCAACTGAATCAATAGTAAAACCTTCGTCATCTGGTTCTGATTCAATAGTACCACTTTGTGGTGTGTACTCATACTTTTCTTTGAACGCTTGCACACGATCATCGAAATCTTGATCCAAAGTTAAGCAATAAAGATTTGCTTCTTCGGCAATTTGTTTCATTTGTTGACGACGGTGCTCAAACACCTCACGTCCATGAAAGAAAAATTCACGTAGTGCTCCATCAATGTTCTGAGCACAAACCTCCTCAGGCGTCACTGCGGTAGGTTTCAAAATAGAATGCAAAGACTTAAAAATAGAATCTTCGTCCAAACACCCTACAAACAATCCTAATTCCTCCTCATACCTGTCCCTCCTTTTCAGGAAATCAGCCTCATACCTTGACATGTAATGAGTTGGAATAGATGTCTTATCTGGCATAGTGAATACCATATCATTTTCTTTCAAAATGTTAGCCATGGAAATATGATTAAACAGATCAAAACCTGGTCGAACAGATCCCTTAGCATCATCACCATATGTCATTGTCGCAACAATATCCCTGTATGTAGCATCCCTACCTAAAGATAATTCGCGTCCAATGCGTGACATGGATTCGATAGGATAAATCTCGAAAAAGCAAATCCTATGCAACAAAGAATTGACAATACTATTGACATAAACAGTCAAATTTTGCCCTGATGGGTTGGTACCCAAAAAGCGAATCAATGTTCCATTATAAGCTACAAGAGGCGTGCAAACCTCATGAGCCAATACTTCCATTCTAGCAATATCGGCTGAAGAATAATTTCCAACATGTCGCGCAATGCGGATCATAATTGAAAATGCAGCAATAGTAAGTTGAGCAGGCATCCTTAAGTCGTACTTGGAATAATCTCCTGCCAAAATACGGTCTTCACCAAATTTGCACATAAATTGAGTCAATTCATGCCATTCTGGTCCATGTGCATTAACACCAACAGCTAACTCAGAAATTAGTGGATATAATGACAATACTCTAGCAATGGGCAAGAAATATTTTCTCAAAGCATATTGTAATGCCAATGGAGCCGCTTGGAATACTCTCACCTTGTGCAAACCAAATTTAGTAGGTTCATCCTTCAAACTAGCTCCAAAAATCAGGTTTGGAATATCACCTGCATCACACAAAGTTAAAACTCTCGCTATTTCAGCTTGAATTTCGGGTGTGAATTCCCTAGGACATTGGTGTTCGTCCGTAGGTGGTAAGTCGATCATAAATCTTGATTTAGGACCTCCAATGGGGTAACCCACAGAAGTACTTGCTACCATAGCATCAACAAATCTACGACCTGTAATACCAGAAATAGTTTCTTGATGAGACAAAGGCTTGACTTCAGCCTTATGTAAAGCGATGTCTCTATCAACCATATCTAGAATCCCTGAAATATAATCGTCAGCAGCAACTTCTACCTTTGCAGGATCGAAGCCAACTGATGGTTTTGAGCATACTTCAAGAGATGCATACCAAGGTTTCCAGGTTTGATTATCAATAGATCCATCCTCCCTCTTGATAGGATCTTTGAATCGAGGAGGACCATATTTATTGGGAACACCCGTAACTTTCTCCACAATAGCAGAGATAGGCGTCTCAATTACGGTAGAATTAAAAGTAGATCTGCCTGTAACAGACCCATATACAACTATAGCAGGATCACCTGTAATGTAATTGGTGGGACATTTATGGTGAACAGTAGAACTGAGAGCATATTCTTTTCCCATCATAGAATCCTCAATATCTCTCGATTGGGGTCCTGCTAGAGCCGTTGTATTAAGTTCGTACAACTCAGCTCGAGCGGCTACTAACTGTGCACGAGTAATTGCAAAACCGCAACCTTTCTTAGTGCCAGTAACCCCTCCAATGTGAAATCCAATAATCTTCTTCACAACGGAATCTGACACAATAGGTGACATACACATTCCATCAAAAGTGATGTTATCCTTAAGATCATAAAATGATCCAGGAAAAACCTCTGCACCATTGTATACATCATTAGCAAAGCTCCAATACAATTTATCAGAAAAGTGCGAAGCATCCTCCCTTTTGCCATACATGAAAGCAGGACAAGGGTCTCGCTTATAATCATCACAAAAACTATCCATGTGATTTTTTGCTGGCACAACATTGGCTACATAAATGATAGCAGCATCGGTGCGAGGAAGTTTGTAAGCTTTATCCGGATTCAAGACGAATTTCGAAGTTCCAGAAGGTCCCTTAAGGGAAGCAATACAAGTTTCCTTAGGCAAAATATGGGCAGGAATTAAAAATTCCTTAGTCCGCAAATAGAAAGCTCCACTGAAACTGTTTCCAATCTCAATAGTATATAATGCAGAACGCAATCCTAGAGAAGCGAACTCCTGACTAGAAAAGTTTCCTTTAGTATTATGTTCAACTGGTGCAGGTTCCGTAACCTTCCAAACATTTGCTTCCATATCACGAGCACGGATGTCTTCAATTGATTTGGGTGCTAATTTGCCTTGCATAGTTAAATTTGCTTTTACTGCCTTATAGGTCTGGGCAGCGGCATACATAAAACCAATAGCTCCAAAAAGCATACAAGCTGTCTTGACATGCTGATCACGAAGAGTCTTAAAACATTCAGGCAAGGTTTCACGAGATTTCACAAGAGCATCCATATAGGCTGTCTTCTTAGTTTCTATGATCCCTGCCATTGAAAAAGCATGGTACAGACCAACACCAAGCATGACAGTGACTGCAAAACGGAGTCCAAAAACTCTGTATGCAGATAGTGTAATAAGTGATGTTGTAGCAGCCATCCTATACAGATAATCTTGCACGTCCTGTCCTATCACATCTTGACCATAGGCCAGAATAGTAGATTTGACGTAATCATTGTCCATCCATTGTTCAGGTATATAATTAGTCCACAACGAATACGGTGACTCCTCAAATCGCTTCAAGGAAGTCAACAAAAAGTTAATGGAAAGGTCTTCAACCTTAGTTTCCACAATAGCCTGTTTCTTTCGAATCACATGTTTGTAAGATTCGCCTTGGCGAACAATATGCCCTGCTAAGCGCTCACCAAATTGAGGTGCATACTCCTCAGCATCCTCAAATTCTGAATCACTGTCACTATCATCAGAGAGTTCTGTTACCGAAGCAACTTCTTCCTCTTCAATGTGAACACAAGTACACGTCTCAACACAACGCATACAGTCACTGCACAATTGTACGATTTCAGAAGGTTCCTGGAACGAGTCCACAATGTTAGACTGTTCCCTCTCATGCTTTTGCGCTCTAGCAGCAATATAGTTTACGTACTCAACAATTGAGATATTCTCCTTGATAATCTCATAATGGCTAAAGAAAGCATTATCCTTACCAGTACCAATGGGCTTCTTAATAGTGATGTCCCAAATATCATTAAGTTGGCCAACTTTGCCGAACTTAGCAATCACTTTTCCAGAATCCAAAAGATTATTGGTTTCAAATTCCTTTTTGACCTTAACTTCAACATGTACGTGACAACGCCTAAGGACAGACATTGCGTTGTAACTTGTCAAACCTGCATGAAGTTCTTCAACATTAGTTGTAATAGTCATACAAGAAGGTTCAATAGAAATTTTTCCCTTGTTCGCTAAGTCAGCCATTACAGCATACTCACGAACATTATTAACAATTTTGATAATAGTATCAGATGGGGCAACTTCCCAAAATTCCTTCTTAGTGTTGCCAAGATCATCTAACTTAACTCCAGTGATATATGATCGATAATTAGACATATGTTTGTCTTTATCATTCAAAGTGCACACAAAATCACTAGTGCAAGGCTTGTTCATAGCCTTAAGAGTAGTCACCATTGTGATATCAGCAAGTGTTGACTTACCTACTCCAGATGCTCCATAGATCTTAATAGCCATAGGAGACTTTCGGAGTCCACCACTAACTCTGGTAGCAGTGAACTCTGTATAGATCTTTGAAAGGGATTCCCATTTGTTTTGGATAATCCTCTTCTCAGTTCCATTTGGTGTTGTTTTATATAATCGACCGAACTCTTCGACTAATTCTTTGAGTTCTTTGTCAAATATAGCTTCTGTGGTGTCAGTGAAGCGTTCAAGGTTACCATTCCTTGCATGTTCCCATTGCGCTAATTTAGTGATATATTGCTCTTCCAGCTGAGCCATCTTAGGTGATGAAAATAACAATGGGGAGATAGAGCCAGACACATAACACATATATCCTCCCTCAGCGAAGAATACAATTGTATCAATGATGGCGTCCATCAAATCTAGAGACGTAGCGTGCTTAGTTTGTGCCTCTATAGCAAAAATCTCAAAATTACCAAGAGAAATAGAGGTGGACTCTACAACTCCAAGTGTTACCAATAATGATAATACACGAGAAATTTGCGCGAATGCTGGATTACCAAGAAGAAGCTTCCAATTATGCAAAGCATTCTTCATTTCGTTCAACCAACGAGGCTTATCGCCAGATGATTGTGGTGTAAAATTGTCAAACAATTTGCTGACAATGGTAGATAGTTGTCCTGTTAATGAAGATTGGTTGTGAGTCTTAGCATATAAAGCAAGGACAGCAAGAAATCCGGATTCGTCAGAAACGCTCGAAAGCGCTAAATACAAAGCACAGAGTCCTTCTATCTTAGAAACGGCTACATCAGTCATAGTTTCGCGTAAATGTTGATGAATATTCGTGATGCTAGCAATACTAAAACCAGCTTGTGGTCTATAAGCGTTTCTAGTTAAGTATTGGATTTTGGCCCCAATAGGCAGTTTATCGAAAACTCTTTTCGCGTGGTTTGCGTCCTCTGATTCTGGTGTCAGCAGAGGAACTGTGGTCGATTGGGTAGTCTGTTCAGACTTTAAACCTTCACCAGAAATGGCCTCAATGGAGCTGGCCGATGCTCCACTCTCATTAACGAGAGAATTCATTTCCCATTCTTTCAATGGCGGTTGAGTGTTATTGTCCACACAACCGGCAGTATGCTGTGAAGCACACATAATAATTTAAGGGTTCAGAGACATTTTCATACTGGGTATTCTCTTTGGGCTCCCCTAACCGTTACCCGTTCACTTCTTGTGAACACTATGCTTGCTATTGCAAGTCTTCAGTAATTTATTACTATCAGATTAAAGTTTTATTCTAAAACTTATCACGGAAAATTATTCACTAGTACTGCCGTTCAGTACTGTACATGATAGTCGTGAAAATCTATCGCGTCCCGGATCAAAGGGGACTGATATGACTTTTTACATGGCTTAATATCATTGCATGTTAAGGGTGAGACAACAACGTTACTGTTGTCTTCAAAATTTAACGAGAAAGGTCTAATATTCCTAAGCAGATGTATCGCTGTTAACGATCCAACTACAAATTAATACTAGGTTTCCTATGAATGTTTGAGCATTCATA